ATGTTTGCAGTTATTTTTGGTCGTCCGGGCTGCCCTTACTGCGTTCGCGCTAAAGAACTGGCTGAGAAACTGACCGCTGAGCGCGAAGATTTCAACTTCCGTTATGTTGATATTCACGCGGAAGGCATCACCAAAGCGGATCTGGAAAAGACCGTCGGCAAACCCGTCGAAACCGTACCGCAGATTTTCGTGGACTCTACCCACATTGGCGGCTGCACCGATTTTGAAGCCTGGGCGAAAGCCAACCTTTCTCTCTACACGGCGTAATCCGGCGTGCATAAAAAAACCGGCTCACTGAGCCGGTTTTTTTTAATCTGACAGTTTTAACAGTTTTCGCGCGAACAAATGACACAGCGCGCCCAGCCCACACCAAAATACCGCACCGAAAAGCCAGGCCACCTCCTGAAGTACCGAACGCTCAGGAATAGGCGTAAAGAATACCAGAAGTAAACAAACCGGGGCCGCCAGCATGGCGCCAAACAAGGGTTTAAACAGACGATCGTCGCGAGAAATAAAACTGGCAATCATTCCCGGCAGAAGAAAACATAACATACCGAGGTCGAGATGCTGCTGAACGGGTGAATACCCCGACGCAGAAAGCTTATGGAGAATAAATACGACCAGAAAGAGGATGAAACAACACACCGTTCCCGGCCAGACGCGAGTTCTCTTCACAGATATCCCCTGACGCTGCCCATATCAAACTTAAAACAATAAACTCGCGAAACGAGTTTCCCAGTTAGATTAAGCACTGCGGCAATCCTTGCCTAAAACGCTTCATGACACTATTTCTCGCTAGCCGACCTCCGGTAATCCGATTAAACTACCGGCCATCGTCAGTTTTTGCCTGAGATATTAATGCGATGAATAAATTATCGGCATATCTTCATTTATTGGCAAAAACAGTAGCGTAAAACATCACCCATTTCAATAGGTTACTGGTAAACGAGAAGTTAGCCGCCGTGAATATAAACGTCGCAGATTTGTTAAGCGGGAATTACATCCTGTTATTATTTGTTGTACTGGCCCTGGGCCTGTGTCTTGGCAAATTACGGCTTGGCTCCGTCCAACTGGGTAATTCTATTGGCGTTTTAGTCGTCTCGTTATTATTAGGCCAGCACAACTTTTCTATTAACACAGATGCCCTTAATTTGGGCTTTATGTTGTTTATTTTTTGTGTCGGCGTGGAAGCCGGGCCGAACTTTTTCTCTATTTTTTTTCGTGACGGTAAAAACTATCTCATGCTTGCCATGGTCATGGTCGGCAGCGCGCTGTTGATTGCCCTGGCGCTGGGCAAACTGTTCGGCTGGGACATTGGTCTGACGGCGGGCATGCTCGCCGGCTCGATGACCTCTACTCCGGTGTTAGTCGGCGCGGGCGACACGCTCCGTCATTCGGGCATGCAGGGCGCGACGCTCAACACCGCGCTCGATCATCTCAGCCTCGGTTATGCCCTCACCTACCTGATTGGTCTTGTCAGCCTGATCTTCGGCGCCCGCTACCTGCCGAAACTCCAGCATCAGGATTTGCAGACCAGCGCCCAGCAAATCGCCCGCGAACGTGGACTGGATACCGATTCCAACCGCAAAGTCTATTTACCGGTCATTCGCGCGTACCGCGTTGGCCAGGAACTGGTTGCCTGGGCAGACGGCAAAAACCTGCGTGAACTGGGCATCTATCGCCAGACAGGCTGCTATATCGAGCGTATCCGCCGTAACGGGATCCTGGCGAACCCGGATGGAGACGCGGTATTGCAGGTGGGCGACGAAATTTCACTGGTTGGTTATCCCGACGCCCATGCCCGCCTCGACCCAAGTTTCCGCAACGGTAAAGAGGTGTTCGACCGCGATTTGCTGGATATGCGCATCGTCACCGAAGAGATCGTGGTGAAAAACCACAATGTGGTGGGCCGCCGCCTTGGGCAAATGAAGCTTACCGATCACGGCTGCTTCCTGAACCGGGTGATCCGCAGCCAGATTGAAATGCCTATCGACGACAATATCGTGCTTAACAAAGGCGATGTGCTGCAGGTGAGCGGCGATGCGCGTCGTGTTAAAACTATTGCCGACCGTATCGGCTTTATCTCGATTCACAGCCAGGTGACCGACCTGCTCGCCTTCTGCGCCTTCTTTATAATCGGCCTGATGATTGGGATGATCACCTTCCAGTTCAGCTCCTTCAGCTTTGGCGTGGGCAACGCCGCGGGGCTCTTGTTCGCGGGCATCATGCTGGGCTTTTTGCGTGCCAACCACCCTACTTTCGGCTATATCCCCCAGGGCGCGCTGATGATGGTGAAAGAGTTCGGCCTGATGGTCTTTATGGCCGGGGTTGGCTTAAGCGCGGGCAGCGGTATTGGTCACAGCCTGGGTGCGGTGGGCGGGCAGATGCTTATCGCTGGCCTGATTGTCAGCCTGTTACCGGTGGTGATTAGTTTTATGTTCGGCGTCTGGGTGCTGAAAATGAACCGCGCACTGCTGTTTGGCGCATTAATGGGTGCGCGTACCTGTGCGCCAGCGATGGAAATTATCAGCGATACCGCCCGCAGCAATATCCCGGCGCTGGGTTATGCCGGCACGTATGCCATCGCTAACGTCTTGTTAACACTGGCGGGAACGTTGATTGTTATCATCTGGCCCGGTCTGGGTTGGTAGGTCGTTAAAATATTTTGTGATTTTTTTAACTTATGGGCGAACTTTTAAAAGCAGCCGCAGTCTGAATTAATGCCACTGCTTTTCTTTGATGTCCCCAATTTGTGGAGCCCATCAACCCCGCCGTTTTGGTTCAAGGTTGATGGGTTTTTTGTTGCCTGAAATTCAGTCCCCTTCTAATCAACTACTTAGAGAACTACTTTTCGATCTGTGGCGACAAAGTGGCGATAGCGCTTTTAGTAATGGCGGCACCAGACGTAAAAAACCCGCCAGTGGCGGGTCAGTATCAGTAAGCTAATTGTTCCTGCATCCCTTGCGGATGAGGCGGTGCTGCGCTGATTTTTTGTGGTCGGCACACTGAACGAACAAACGTTTCATGCGTTACGAAGGTAGCCCGCATTGCTGAAATGCTGGGCGAAAAAGTTGCAACTGTTCACAGCTGGAAAAAACGCGACAAGTGGGGCGCCTATGGGCTGCTGGATCAGATGCAGCTCACCACCGCCGCACGTTACTGCCAGCTCATCATGAAGGAACAGAAAGAAGGGAAAGACTTCAAGGAAATTGACCTGCTGGCGCGCCAGTCAGAGCGCCACGCCCGGATCGGCAAATTTAACGATGGCGGGAACGAAGCTGATTTAAACCCGAATTGCCAACCGTAACAAAGGCCCGCGCAGGCAACCGGAAAAGAACGTTTTCACCGACGAACAGATCGCAAAGCTGGAAGAAGTCTTCCACGCCTCTATGTTCGACTATTAGCGCCACTGGTTTGAAGCCGGGAAAACAAACCGCATCCGCAATCTGCTCAAGTCGCGCCAGATTGGCGCCACGTTTTATTTTGCCCGTGAAGCATTGATTTACGCCCTCCTGACCGGGCGCAACCAGATTTTCCTTTCTGCCAGTAAGGCACAGGCGCACGTTTTTAAGCAGTACATCATCGACTTTGCAAAAGAGGTGGATGTTGAGCTGAAAAGCGATCCCATGGTGCAGCCCAATGGCGCAGCTTTGTACTTTCTTGGCACCAACGCCCGCTCGGCGCAGAGCTACCACGGCAATCTGTACCTGGATGAATATTTCTGGATACCGAAATTCCAGGAACTGCGCAAAGTTGCCTCCGGGATGGCCATTCACAAGAAATGGCGACAAACCTACTTTTCCACGCCGTCCAGCCTGACACACAGCGCCTATCCGTTCTGGTCCGGCGTACTGTTTAACCGGGGCCGCGCCAAAGCGGGCAAGGTGGATATTGACCTGACCCACAGCAACGTTGCGCGCGGCCTGCTCTGCCCTAACGGACAGTACCGCCAGATCGTCACCGTGGAGGATGCGGTGCGCGGCGGCTGTAACCTGTTCGACCTCGACCAACTGCGCATGGAGTACAGCCCGGACGAATACCAGAACCTGCCGATGTGCGAATTTATTGACGATCTGGCATCAGTGTTACCGCTCAGCGAGCTGCAGGCGTGCATGGTGGACAGCTGGGAAGTCTGGATCTGTTACGACCCGGCGAAAGGTACGCAGAACGGTGACAGCGCAGGCTGCGTGGTTATGGCACCGCCAAAACTGTACCGGGCGGGAAGTTCCGCATTCTGGAGCGTCATCAGTGGCGCGGGATGGACTTTCGCGCCCAAGCGGACGCTATCAAAAAACTAACTCAGCAGTTTAACGTGACCTATATCGGCATCGACTCGACCGGCGTCGGGCACGGTGTTTATGAGAACATAAAAGCGTTCTTTCCTGCCGTGCGGGAGTTTGTCTACAACCCCAACGTCAAAAACGCCCTGGTGCTCAAGGCATACGACATTATCAGCCACCGCCGTCTGGAGTTTGACGCCGGGCACACCGACATTGTGCAGTCCTTTATGGCAATCCGCCACGCCACCACCGCCAGCGGCAACCGTCCCACCTACGAAGCCAGCCGCAGCGAAAAAGCCAGCCATGCAGACCTGGCCTGGGCAACGATGCATGCACTGTTTAACGAACCGCTGCAGGGCGAAGCCGCCAATATCAGCAACATTGTGGAGATTTTTTGATGGGCAAGAATAAGAAAAACCGCTCTGCAGTTCAGCACAACAGCGGCACATTGGCAGAAGCATTCAGCTTTGGCGACCCGATCCCGGTACTGGACCGCCGCGAGCTACTGGATTATGTGGAGTGTGTGCAGATGGACCGCTGGTATGAGCCACCTGTGAGTTTTGACGGGCTGACGCGCACCTATCGCGCGGCGGTGCACCACAGCTCCCCGATTGCGGTGAAGCGTAACATTCTGACAAGCACCTTTATCCCGTACCCGCTTCTGAGCCAGCAGGCATTCAGCCGGTTTATGCAGGACTATCTGGTATTTGGTAACGCCTATCTGGAGAAGCGCACCAACCGGCTCGGCGGCATTCTGTCGCTTGAGCCGTCACTGGCGAAATACACCCGCCGCGGAGTGGATCTGGATACTTACTGGTTTGTACAGTACGGCATGACCACGCAGCCGTATGAGTTCACCAAAGGCAGCATTTATCACCTGATGGAGCCGGACTTAAACCAGGAGGTTTACGGCCTGCCGGAATACCTGTCCGCCATTCCCTCCGCACTGCTGAATGAGTCCGCCACGCTGTTCCGCCGCAAGTATTACATCAACGGCAGTCACGCAGGATTCATAATGTATATGACTGATGCCGCGCAGAATCAGGAGGACGTGAACAACATCCATCAGGCAATGAAAAGCGCAAAAGGGCCGGGTAACTTCCGCAACCTTTTTATGTACTCACCTAACGGTAAAAAGGATGGGATTCAGATCATCCTGCTGTCAGAGGTGGCGGCAAAAGATGAGTTTCTGAATATCAAGAACGTGAGCCGGGATAACATGATGGCCGCTCACCGCGTACCGCCGCAGATGATGGGGATCATGCCAAGCAATGTTGGAGGGTTTGGGGATGTGGAGAAGGCTAGAATGGTTTTCGTTAGGAAAGAACTAAAACCACTTCAAAAGAGAATTGAGGATATTAACAAATGGTTAGATGAAAGAATCATAAGATTTGAAGACTACAAACTTATTTAAGAATAAGGCAGGTAGTATTCCTGCCTCTTATTCATTGATAGCGTTTCATGATTGAATCAGCTAAATGACTCCCAGCGCCAATCAGCCTAGCAAGAATTTTTATCTGTTCTTTACAGTTCTCATCAGCATGCTGGGTAGGATAATTCATTGTGTGATCGATTTCGCCCCAAACCTCTTCAAGAAGGGTTCTGACTTGTACTTCACAACAAGTTACACTGCCTTCTCTATTGGGTTTCAGGACATAATGAATGCTCGTATAAAAGCTTTGTTTAACATGAGACCTGAGTCCTAGGCTTTCAAAATAAACTTTCGACTCAGGATCCCAAGTATATGCCTTTGGTTCTTCAAAAAGTGCGTACTCCCCTTCCTCTACAGCCTTCATAATTGCACGATGAATATTTTCCATCTGGCTTAAATGAAGATGCAATACTCGTATTCCAGCTATATCTGTTATACGGTCAAAAATATTTTCAGCTGTAATATGACCTTTGCGCTCAGCTTCAGGTAGCTGATCATCCTCATTGTTTTTTCTTTCTATTTTTTCTAAAAGATGATCAATATCCTTTAACCTAAAACGAAGTGAATGGACATTAACTTTTACTTTAGTTGACTCGAAAAAATTTTTAATATTCTTCATGAAATATTCATAGGCATCGATCTCATCTTTAAGACGCCTATAAATGTCCGCATATTTTTCTTTAAGAGACATCACTATTCCTCTCCAATCTTATCAATGCGAGCCAAAAGAGAGTCTGCAAAATCACTATATGCCTTCTGCTTATCAAGAAAAGTCTGTCTATTACCTGAAACAGTGGCTCGATCTTCTGCACTCAAGTATTGGATGGAAGGAACTTTCCATATAGGAGCCCGATACTTTTGAGACATAGAAGGGAGAGTATTGTGCGAGTGAATAACGGCTTTGCCACCAATTGGTTGTGAAATTTCCGCAGGATCCTGTTCTTGATAACATTCTTGGGGAATATGCTTTTTAATCACATTGGGAATTTTCTGAACATATGAGTAATGCGCAGTCGCTAAATCAAGTTCATTCCTTCCTTCATATTTCTTAGCATTATAAATAGTATATCCTAAAAATTTAACAAAGTTTTTAGGGAAAACATCTCTCTTCTTATCAGGCAAAAGTTTATACATTGTATCGAACTGATTTTTCCAATTTTTTAATGACTCTCCAATGTTAGTTATCCCAAAAGTGGAGAACATATCAGGCATACATGGGACAAAAAATCCAGTTGATGTAGAAATAATAACTCTGTTAAGCATGCCGAGACTCGGAGATGTATCTATTATTACCATTTCATAACCGAACTTTTTCTCTGCTTCCAAACATAAGTTCCTAATACTGGTAATAAGTCGCAATGCTTGAGGTTCGCCCATGAAAGCATCGCTCCAACCCTTCGCGATTTTATCCTCATATTTATGCAAACTTAAACGACCGGGTATAATACCTAACTTATCATTGAGTTCATAAACAGAACTTAGTGAGGAAGATTCATAGACACCATCTTCTATTGGTTTTAATAAGCAATGAATGCTTCTCGGCTTACTCAAAAAATCTTGGTACGAAAGTTTACTTTCCTCTAAAGCTGATTGGAAGTCCTCAATAAAAGGTTCTTCTTCTAACCATAGCTTTTCTAGCTCCTCAGGAGAAATACACTGTAAAGTGAGATTCGACTGAGGATCAAGGTCAATCATTAAGGTTTTAATACCTTTCTCTGCCAATGCATGGGCAGTATGGTATCCAAGGGTAGATTTTCCTACACCACCTTTATTATTAAAAATGGAAATGATTTTCATTTGTGAACTCTTCGTTTTAAATTGACATCAGATTAATACGAAAAGTAAGAGCACGCAATCGTATCCCCGCCACGCCTGCCCGCTTTGTGCAGTGGTTTTCATGCAGGTGCATGACGGGCCGGAAAGCGCACCAGTTCTGGCGGCCCCGTCCCGTTGCGATCCTTTTTGGATCATGCGAATCCATGCACCATAGTCATGCACTGCGTTATCAAGTCGCCGTATGCTGTATGGGAGGGAGATTCCCACGGTGAAAATCACTAATGCGTGCTTTCATCTTACCTTAATCCGTACTCATTTAGCCTGGTAACCAGATCACGAGTCAACTCTGACAGCCAAGAGATCGCCACCTCCTTGTCATCATCGCTACTATCTGAGCTGGCGACCAGCCGTGCCATAAGTTCTATACGTTGCAGTGCAAGTGACTCCATGAACAAATCGTTCACAACTCCCTCCCAATGTTACTGTTTATACATACAGTACATCATATGTATTTAAAGCTGAAAAAGTTTTTCACTCAGCTAACCCTTTGATTAATAGATAGCCTCATTCTAGCCCTCTTGGTACCACTGCCGCCATTTATCATCTTCCTGCTGACGCTGATTTCTATAGAACAACCGCAGCCCGGCGCCGGACGGGATACTGCCACCACGCAGAAGCATATCCACCTAGGTATCACTTGCATCAAATCCCCTAGACCTCAGTTCAGCATCAAGCTGCTGGCGCTAATGATTGCTAATCTGCTGTTTGTACCTTTTCCGTCGCTTCGGTTTTACAAGTCTTAACCTGGCTGTCAGCTCCCGCCGTTCCTTCTGGCCCATGTTGTGGAGATATTCCTGCAGCTCCTTCTCATCCATGGTTTTAATATCGGGTAAATCCCCCCTAATTTGTTCAGATTTTCAACAGGGGACAGTTATTGCCACGAGTCCGAGTCCAAGGGGCGCAAGTGCCCTGGTCGGCTGCCGCCTCCTGAACGGCAACGGCCTTACGAACCTTTTTCCACTTCATCGCGTGCGTACAAATCTTGCCCTCTACAATCGGGGACCAGATGCCATAGATACGGATATCTTTAACACAGGCCAACATTTCATTACGGCGGGGCGCCGGGTTGCTGTTGCTGGCGTTCACCACATCTTCCATGTCCAGCGTGTCACCGTCTTCGTTGACCAGCTCATGCGAGCGGAAGAACTCCAGCGATTTGCGGCGCTGCTCGCGTTTGTGGATCACGGCTTCATAGCTGACATACGGGGACGCTTTCTTGTTGACCAGGCAGACGGCACGCAGTTGCTCCTCCCGCCACTCACAGCGCATCTGCCACAATTTGCGATACCACCAGTCCGCGCACAGCATGCGCGCCAGCGACGGTGGGATCAGTTCATAAGGCACCGGCTTGCAGCGGCGCTTTTTGCGGCGTAACTGCTCAAAGGCAGGCGGGATGAGCTCAAGGCGCATGGCTTCTGCAGCAACTCTTTCCCATGCCTGGCGGATTTCTTCTGGTTTAACATCTTCACTGACAAACAGATCACCGCAGGCCGCATCCAGACACATGCTCATATGTGCCGCAACCAGCGTGGACAGACGTTTGACCTGATCCTGACTCATTTCAGGCAGAACCAGCAGCCCCTCCAGCCCTTCTTGGCTCGCCATGAACCGGAAAGACGCAGACACCTGGCTGTTACGCACGCGCTCCAGCCGCTCAAGGCACGGTCTGATTGTTTAGTGCAGATAGCGGGAATAAGCTTTAGCCCTGCCCAGGCTATGGAAGTATTTAATCCGCTCCAGCAGAGGCTTGCTGATATGGGCAGGCATGGCGCTTACATGGCAATAATCACCAAATCGGGATTAACGCGCTGCTGTTCGCGGGCCATTTTTGCATGGCTAATCAGCCGATCCTGCTCTAGTTCACGCTGGACAGGATCGCGGGATTCATTGAAGAAATAACGTTCCCAAACCTTATCACTCAGCGCCTCGCGGCGCAGCTGTTCATGCTCGTTTTCCGCAGCGTAGAAAGTGATCAGGTTTGAAAGCGCAGACTCCGGCGCTTCTTCCGCCGGGTCCAGATACGGGTTAACCGCTTTTTTGGGACATTCCATGGAAAAGCCACAGCGGCCTCATTCGAGCCGTCGGTGGTTTGTGCATGTTGTAATGTGAATTTACTCACTGCCACGCCTGCACCTCAGCTTCCACCGAGATATCAGGACCAGACGCCAAATCAACACCAAACCAGCATGCTGATTTTGTGGCGATGATTTCTACTGTAGTTTTACTATCAACGGCAGCCACGCCTATGCTGCGCTTAGCGGTTATACAATGGCGAGTAAAATCACGATAAAGCGAACGGGTCAGAGACGTATCGCTGTTGGACACGATAACCGTATGGCCTTCTGATGACCGGCGTTCAAGAATAGACGCCAGATAGTACTGATCATCCTTTGTAATACCAGCTGTGTGATATCCGTTAAACGTGCCGTCATATGGTGGATCGCAATAGACAACATCACCCGTTTGCAGCAATGCCAGTGTCTCGTCATAGCTGGCGCAGATAAACGTTGCGCGTTTTGCTTTTCCTGCAAATATGCGTATTTCGTTTTCAGGGAAGTACAGCTTTTTATAATTACCGTAAGGAACATTAAAATAACCGTCCAAGTTATAGCGACACAGTCCGCGATAACCATGGCGCAAGTTAAACTCCTATCTCGTCTTATAATATGCCTCTGGGTCATTACGGGATTCAAAAAGATAGCTGCCCTCTTTGATGAAGTATTCAACATCATTCTTAATCACCTGATAGAGATTAATCAGGTCTGGATTAATATCCGCGACAAGATAATGAGGATAGTCTGTCTCCATCGTCACAGCGCACGACCCCGCGAAAGGCTCAACCAGTCGCGGGCCTGCTGGAAGGTGTTTTTTCAGTTCTGCCATGATGGCGGTTTTATTACCCGCCCATTTCAGGATAGTGCTCATACAGCACCCCCTACGTAATATTTGCATTTCAGCTCTGCGATTTCCTGACAGGTGACGCAATACTGCACGCCCGGAATAGCACGGCGGCGAGCTGGCGGGATCGGTGCATCGCAATCAATGCAAAGCACACGGGTAACGCCCGGCGTTCTGTTGCGGGCGGTGTGGATGTGCGCTGACGTTCTTCTTCAACGCGCTGCTGTACAAGGTCCATTGAATCAGCCATCAGTGGATCTCCTGCGCTTCATTCTGAATGATCTCAGCCGCAATACGCAGCAGCTCCGTAGCTTCAACGTGGTTAAGCTGGCGTGACGTGATATGGCAGGCCAGGCTATCAAGACGGGCTGCAATTGCCACGGCACGTGCCCGGCGTTCTTCCATGCGTGCATCAGTCAGCATCTGGTTAAGGCCAGCATCATCTGGTCCTGTTTTGGTGATTCGGGTTTCAATATTTCGCATTGTTGTTTCTCCCTAATTTGGGCAATAAGATGCCCGGCGGGTTTACGCCTTTAATTTCGGTTGTGGATTAATTCGGCATGGCTAGCCGATTTTTAAATAAACTCACCACTGTACGGAAACGGTTCATTGCTTTAATCAGCTCCCGCATTTCGTCAGTCGTCAGTCGTCAGCTCACTAACATTGACGCTATGACGTTCCGCCGGAATCTTTGCCATAAAGAATATTGCGGCTAGTGCGCGTTTATTCTGTTCATGGTTAATATCCCGTTGGTCCCGCATATCGCTAATAAAACGCTCCAGTTCTGAATTAATATTTAAGCCAAACACTTTCGCCCTTAATTCCGCGATGTGGTTTAACCCATTAAGGCGGAGGCCAGCGCTTGCCATCCTTCCCCATAATCCAGCCATGACCGCAGTGCATTGCAGGACTTTGCTTAACGAGCAGAGATGTAAAGGATGGTTCTTTAGTCAGCATAGCCACCTCAGATCAGACCGAACGAAGCGCCCAGGCCCGTCACGGTATCTACCGCGCTTGCCATCGCCGTATTAACCTGCAAACGCGCATGCAATGAAACTGCAGTGAGTGCCATAAGGCGCGTAACAGAGTTGATGCTAAAGATCACATCGCGGCGGCCTGCACTGGTTTTCACATCACCGGATACTGCCCCTGCAGCTACACGCCCAATCTCCGCAGTTGCACTCATGACGTAATATGGCAGGTTTTCTTTTGCCACTTCATTCAATGGCACGCACGGCAGGCAGTAGATTTGAGCCAGAAAACCGTCAACCAGCGTTGAGTCTTCTGTGACATCAGTCAGCAGCCAGATCTCCGGCGGCGTAAGTTGATGCGGTTGCTCCGGGTTTAGCTTGTTGCGCAGCGTCTGGACATTCATGCCAGCGCGTTCTGCCAACTTCGCCATGTTATGACATAAGGCAAAGGCACGGCAGGCATCATCGAAATGCGGGTGTTTGGAAACTCGATAGTCAAACATAGCAAGAAACTCCGATATATCTCAAAATGGAGCTAACTAATAGCGACATTGCAATCAGAAAGCGCATCAACCGTCAGCGCGACGATATTAATCATCACTTTCTCGCGCTTCTTGTCCTTACGCTGACGATGGCGAGGCAAACGACCATCAGCGAGCATGTCGTTAATGGTGTCTTCAGGCAGTCCTGTTAGCTCGCTGTAGCGTTCAATTGTGACGTGCGGTGTATTTAGAGTGATTGAAATGTTAGAGGTCATGATGCAACATCTCCTATTGGCTTGTGGTGAGCCGGTAGTAATCGTGACAAGTCCCCAAATGGGAACGAAATTGATACCAGGATCGCTTAAGAGACATGCCAACATCAAAGCACCCAAATGAGATCAAAATAAATCCCAATCAGGGTGGGAAAGCTGCGATCGAGCTTTTAGTTGAAGCTTACGGCTTTACGACACGACAAGCTCTTGCTGACCATCTGGGTGTTTCGAAAAGCACGTTAGCTAATCGCTATATGAGAGATACCTTCCCAGCCGATTGGATAATCCAATGTGCATTAGATACGGGAGTATCTCTTTGATGGCTATCGACATCTGAAGGCCCGATGCGGGTAGATGCAAAAACTCAAATCATGGGCTTTTCCAAACAAAAACTCAGTGGTGGAAAAGTCCCTGAGAATGGATATCTGTTATTCGATTTAACATTATTGCCAAAAGACCTTGATGAAATCTCAGCTATTGAGACAGATGATGCAACTTATCTGGTAAAGCATAATTTAAATGAAATAAATGATGATTTATGGATAATTTCAATCGATGGCATTCATTCTGTGCGCGAATTAATACGGTTACCCAACAATCGCGTAATGCTAGAGTTTACATCAAGTAAATTAGAATGTAACATTGATGACATCAGTAACATTGCTAAGGTAATCATGACCTGCAAATAATTAACTTATTTTTAATGGATGAAAAAAATGATCGTTGGTGTAATCTTAAGGAATTTCAAAAATTTTAGGAATCAACATTATATCCCATTAACCATAAATGGAAATTCCTCATGGCTGATTGGTGAAAATGGGGTAGGCAAGAGTTCCACACTACAAGCTATTGATAATGTATTAACTAGAGCTGATATCAATAGGTTAGATATTAATAATGATGCTCGTAGTCAAGGGTTTGACACAAGAGAGCCTTTCATTGTCCCTATTTTTCTTATACGTAAAGAAAGGGTTAAAGGTAATACTTCAATATTTAAAACATTAGAAGCTATCAGTGACATAACATGGCAAGTAGAAAGTGAGGATTTCAACTCCTCACAAAGATCTTTAGCAGAAAAAATCATTAATCACAGAATCCTTCTTGAATCCCAAATCCAAACTAACGATTATTTTCTTGTTCCAATTGGAATTATAAAAAAAACTGCAGGTGATGCTCCCGTACCATTTATGTCAATTTTCGAGTCTATAGATGATTATAAGAATGAAATTGAGGATTTAATACCAGATTCAACTGCGGTAAACTCTACACAAAGAAAAAATTTCTACCAAACTACCTTATATAAATTGCTAGAGTATGTAAGAGAGACCTATAAATATATTTACTTACCCGCGGAAATAACTACATCAGAATACTCAAAAATCGAGAGCGAGCTGTTGCAATCTCTTCTTGGTGAAAACCTCCAACAGAGGATCAGTAAAATAATTAAGAAAAAAGATATTACTGAAATAAACCAATATCTGAATGAATTTGTTGAACAGTTATCTGGAAAACTTAATGGTCAATATCATTTTAAAAGGCCAACACAGCGGCAAAACTCTTTTACACAGCGCCACATGATTGCAAAAATTATTGAATCTTATTTTAGTGACAAAATTTTGCATTACATAGATAGCATAAACAGAGATACACCTGTACACAATCTAAGTTCTGGCGAAAAAAGAAAAGCCTTACTCGATTTATCCATGGGGTTTTTGAAAGGAAATCCAAAAAAAACTCAGCAATCAACCGTTCTCGCCGTAGACGAACCAGAACTATCCTTACATGCAACATCCTGCTTCAAGCAATTCGAGAAAATAAGAGAGATAAGCGAGCTTGGTATACAGACGATTTGCACAACACATTGGTATGGTTTTCTCCCTGCAGCTATGGGTGGCAGTGCAACTTATGTATCACCAAACCAATCATTCATAAAATGTATAAATCTTGAATACTATCGAGACGAATTATCTGCACTCGTAAAAGAATCTCGTGGTTCATACCTAGATACTTTAGAAGTAAAAAGCAATCATGACTTAGTTCAGTCAATAATAACATCAATAACATCTTCCAATAATTACAACTGGATACTATGCGAAGGTAAAACTGATAAAAAATATATTGAATCCCATCTGGATTTCGAGGAGTTAAATGGAAAAAATATAATAATATTGAGTGTTGGTGGCTCATTTGCACTAAAAGACATTTATTCGTACCTGGTTTTAGCACTAAAAGACAGAAGGCCTGCCATCAAAGGAAAAGTATTTTGTTTATTAGATACTGACTTAGCATACGATAAATTCGAATCTACAGATAGCATTCCACAAATAAGAATAAGACGATTACTTTTACGTGAAGATTATACAGATATTGATTTATTAAAAACAACTGACAACAGAGTATCTCCACCAACTGAGATTGAAGACGCTTTGGATGGGATATTTTTCCACGAAACAGTCTATCGCCTTTATTTGAATGGAGAAAATAGATTCTCATTCATAGTGGATGTTGAAACTCTTTCCTCAAATGTTGCAGCGGGAATATTAGATCTAACTACCAGCCAAAAACAAATCATTAAAAAGTACTTTGATGAGCCAGGTAAAAAAAATATTTTCTGTGACGAATATATAAATGTTCTCTATGAAAGTGATGAGATCCACACTCCAACCTGGCTGTCTAAAATAATCGATTTTTTTTGCGAAGAGTAAATGTTTTTTTGACAAAAATTACACGTTGACCACTGGTCAAATATACAGTTAAATTTAGCCCTCAGACATGAGGGCTTTTTTATGGCAGTACGAAAACTCGACACAGGTAAATGGATATGAGAATGCTACCCCACCGGGCGTAATGGACGGCGTGTGCGCAAGCTGTTCTCTACCAAAGGCGAAGCATCGGCTTTTGAACGCCACACTATGGATGACACGGAGGCAAAACCCTGGCTGGGTGGTTCGGTAAACCGCCGGACATTGAAAGATATCGTTGAACTCTGGTTCAAACTGCATGGCAAATCCCTGACCGCTGGCGAGCATGTTTACGACAAGCTGGTCCTGATGGTCGATGCACTCAGAAACCCTCTCGCTACTGATCTCAGCTCAAAATTACTCGCGCATTACCGTGACAAACGCCTGACGGGTGAAATCTACTTTAGCGAGAAGTGGAAGAAAGGTGCCAGCCCGGTGACAATCAATCTGGTGGAGTCTTCAGCGAGTTGGCGCGACTCGGTGAATTGGCATCGCCAAACCCGCTGGTAAACATGCGTAAGTTCACCATTGCGGAAAAGGAAATGGCCTGGCTGAGGCATGAATAAATCACAGAGCTTCTGTACGAGTGTCAACGCCAAAGCGCTCTCCTCGCACTGGTCGTTAAAATCTGCTTGAGTACCGGAGCACGCTGGCGCGAAGCTGTGAATCTCACTCGTTCTCAGATCACAAAGTATCGAATCACTTTCGTCAGGACCAAAGGCAAAAAAACCGCAGCATACCGATCAGCAAAGAACTGTATGAGGAAATCATTGCCATGGGCGGCTTCAAGTTCTTTACTGACTGCTACTTTCAGTTTTTATCCGTGATGGACAACACTTCCATCGTGCTTCCACGCGGACAGCTTACCCACGTCCTGCGCCATACATTTGCAGCACATTTTATAATGTCAGGCGGTAACATCCTTGCTTTACAAAAAAGCCTTGGTCATCACGACATTAAAATGACAATGCGTTATGCTCATCTAGCACCTGATCACTTAGAAACCGCACTTAGATTTAATCCTCTAGCAACACTGAGCGTCCATGAAGCAAGTTTTTAAAGGGTTTAATGATGGTTAAGTTATCATTTAAAGTTCCGGTTTTCGATTTCTCTCTAACATTTGACATTATCGAAGCATTAATAACGCAAAGCGAATCCTCAATTGAAAAAGGGATTGCGGATTATAAAGAAAAAGGCCCACAAGAATATGTAATTGATATATCTCCTGAAGAAGGACTCTATCAGTCAATTGATCACTACATGGGTCTTGACAGTTCATCTGTTGATCTAGATGAAATGTTCTTAGAATATTATCCAAGTGTGTTTCGCAGGTCTGTATTCTTAACTATCTTCGGGATGTTTGAGCACGAGATAGAAAAATTTTGCAATAATTTTGCTAACAGACATCACCCCCCTGTAAACATTTCAGATCTTAAAGGCAGCGGATTTGAGAGAAGTCATCTATTCATAAAAAAACTTCTTGAAATGAGAGTGACAACTCATTATCCAACCATCAAAAAGATAACAAAACTAAGAAATAGTTGCGCTCACAACGATGCTAAACATATAGAGAACGATGGACAGAGTAGTAAACTCATTATCGAACTTATGAATGCTAATCCTGATATATTTAAAAAAGATGGAAATCAAGTTCTGTTCATGAATGGTGCATTGACCATGGTCTTAGACGCCTTCAAATTGTATCTAACTGAAGTTGAGCAAGCAGTGGATGAGTACGAGAAGAGGATCCGAAGTGGCGACAAAGTGGCGGCAGTGGTTGGCATTACCCCGTAA